GAATCATCTGATGTGGGTAATTTGTCAACCGCAACCTTAGCTGCGACCCCTAGGGCTATTAATATAATTAGGACGACAAATAGCTTTACAGCTTTCCCCATTTATATTAATTGATATTTTATTCCTGATTACTTGCTATGCCATAACCGAACAATTATGATAAATCGAAGACCTAAGTCAGTCCAGACATTACCAAAAGTCATACAGTTCTCAAACATGACTTTCAGCGCTCAGTCTATTTCTATCTACATCGCCAACCTTGAAAAGGATAACGCCTATCTCAGGAAGCAGCTTAAAAAAATTGAAGAAGAAAAAGCTCTGCTCGAATACGATAACATGTTGAAATATGCAGTCGTGAGTGACGAAGAATCTATCGCATCCTGTGATAAATATGATAACGAATCGGTCAGCGACGATTCAGCGTATGGAACTGAATCCGAATCTGAATACGAACCCGAATCTGTATCTGAATCTGAATCTGAAAACGAATCCGAATCTGAATCTGAATCTGAACCAATCGAATACGACCCCGGTTCGGAATCCAATGATGACTATTTCGTATGCCACAATTTACAGCTCACCGAAGCTTTCGATAACATCGCCCAACAGGAAGAAAACGAATTCAAGAGACATGTTTATGAGAGGGCGGCCGATATCATTCACAATCTCGACTTCAAGTTAACCCATGGTGAACAAATTTCTCATCTGCACGGCATTGGTCCGAGTATTATTCGAAAAATAAATGAATTTATCGAAACCGGTAAAATCAATACCGTCAAGACCTTCGTAACGAACGAAAATATTTCCGATGAATTGGAAAATCTCGCACAAAAGCAAGATTGTATTCATAAGACTAAAGCTTACGAAAAAGCAGCTGATTCTGTTCGAAAAGCAAAGTTTGAAGTCACCAATGGAACTGAAATTTCTCAGGGTCCCCGAAAACTCCCTGGAATTGGATGTGGAATCGCTCGTAAGATTGATGAATACATCGTAAATGGAAGAACTCAAAACGATGAAAATTTGGGGCTTCTCAATATCGGACCGAGGCGTGTCGTTTGCTAAACATTTAAAATTACCAAGCAGTTTTTATAATAATTAAAATTACGTTATATCATGTATTCGCTCCTATGTACACCCATAATAACAATCCCACAAAATGCAATCGCGGTAGAAAAATGTCGAATCGTCAGCGTGACACCGACCGACACTAAAAATACATACGTGATGACCTTGGTCGACGCACCACCTATAAATGTATTGCCCCCAAAATTTACGATGGATGAAATAGATAAAAGCGATGAATAAACATATAACAGGGTACAGGAAACATTGGAAATGTTTAATCACAAATCAAGCCTAAAGTATATAGGGTTCGGGGCATACCTACGCAAAATCATAATTTTTATCAATTTTAATTATTGATAAAAAATAGCGGTAATTTTATATAAATTTAACGAATTCGATGTCACGTCGTTTGACCACCTTCGTCGTCATGGGGTTTATAAATACATTCGTGTTTCCATGGAGATTGTATACGTCATAAATATTTCGCACATCGTTGGCGCGTTTGTATATATGTTGTCGACCGTTTATGGTATTCACATTCGAAAGTTGTTTGAAAGTATTCACAGTCATATACGTCGCCGATCGGTTACTATTTTTAATCTTCATGGCGGTGTTACCGGTTTTGAAGTTTACATATGCTATCGCGTTCATCGCACCATTATTTGGTATTCTTTGGTTTATATATGGTAAAGGTGGACGTTTCCATCGGTTAAAATAATTCCGGGTTCCCAATTGTTGTTTACGTCCTTCTATGTTGTTGACAATCACAGTAGCTCGATTCAATTTTAATATACTCTCGGGAATGTTTATCCTATTCCGATGACTCACACGAATATCTTGCAACGCATTCATGTTTCCAATATTTTTTGGTAGAGATTCCAATCGTGGATTCCCAATCATCCAAATCTGCCGAAGTTTTTTCAGTTTAGTGATAGTGTCTGGTAATTTCTTTAATTGGACGTTATACGACACAATTAACTTTTTAAGTTTTTCCAATTTATAAATATTTTTCAATTGATTTGGATCGTCTATGAGATTATCAGAAATATCCAGGTGTTCCAATTTTGGGAAGTTAAAAAATTCTTCCGGGATTTTTTTTATTGATACGTCTGTTAATTCTAACCATGACAGGTTCCTCGCACCCGAAATTTTTTTGAGCAAATTAAAACTCGCCCTCTCGCTCGCTTTCGATAGTCCGAAACCTCTTATTATCAGTACATCAAGAGATGATATGTCCGAAAGATGAACAATCTGTGATGTATTCGAAGATATATTATTGACGACCCTTGAAAGTGGTTCCAGATTCCAGTCGATGTCTATGAGCAACGTTTTCAATTTTAATTTTTTAAAGCGCTCGACGTGAAATTTATCAAAAATTGCGCCCCGTCGCAAATAAACGGTCTCAAGTGTCTTACTGTTAACCATTTCTTCGGTTGGGAATTCTCTTAGTCTCGCTCCTTCGTAAACATATAGAATTGTGACACCGTTCATGTGACCCACTTTATTGAGAGCATTACCATTTTTCTCTGTAACATGTAACGTAGGCATCTACAATAGTATTATATTTTTTTATTGTTTGGATTTGGGGTCTGCGCGCGGGATGATGCGTCTGGCGCTTTCTTATCGGTTCGAGTCTTGACAAATTTACCATCGCGTCGCGCTCGAACGTACGCGCTTTTTTGGCGAGAAGGATATCGAATAACCTTGTTGGTCGTTTGACGTTTACGCTTTTCCTTCCAGCGAGCAATGCTTTCAGCGCGCGTGCGTGGTGAAGGTTTATACGAAGAATGAGCTTTCTTAGTAGCAGATCTCGGGCTGTTGTTCTTAGAATTGTATTGATTCCAAAATTCAGTGAACCCATTATTCAGATTCGTAAGGAGTTGGTTTATTGAAAGGTTAGACATCTTCTTAATGCGTTCATTCATGGAAGTGTTAGAAGACATTTAATATAATCGTATATAATTTTTATCAATTTTGATTATTGATAAAAATATTTATTAGAACATAACCGCCAATACCAAAATACAAAACACTGATACCGTTCCCGCACCCATCGCCGCCATCGTTTTAAATTCTCGATCCTGTTTAGCCTTTTCTACCGCTAATCTACGAGCTTCTAAATCAGCTTGACGTTGCTCCTCGACATTCTTCGTTTCTTTCCAGTGTAACCGTTCTTGGTACTCTAATTCATCTTCGTCAACTTCCCACTCCCATGGATCCGTCCCGAGAAAATTTTCATTAATCTCACAGACGGTAAGAGATCTCGTGTCCCCAACCGCCGAATCAATCTGTGTCTTTTGAACACACATGTTAAGATTGAACGAACACGGGGCACTCAAATATAAATCCGCCAGTTCAGCCGGTTTTGGTTTGTTATAACCAACACATACGTTTCCTGGACAATGGAGGCGGCGCATGTATTCCAGCTTTGCATGGGATTTGTGTGGCTTGCCCGGGGTTGGTGGGATAAAGCTCAAACTTTCATTTACGTATTTTAAACCCTCCTTACATCCGGGAATCTCTGGCTGATCTTCGCAAAACCCATAAACAACGTTGTAGCATGAACACCTATGGTCTGTTCGATTTTCATCGTTTGCACAGAAATTTAAATCAACCGGTTCACACCCAGATGCGGTTCGATTCTGTTCACAAAATTTTTCTGGAGTCTCGTCCGAATCGGACATGGGCATGAGAACCATCCTATAATTACATAATATTTAAAATTAAGATTATAGCGAACACTACAATACATAATGCCAATAGGTAAAATTTTGCGTACTGCTCGGATTGCGCGTCCGCTCTCGCTTCGCTTCGACGCTGTGATTCATCCAAAATATCTTTTTCAAACGCAGCCCTCCGTATTCTTTGTTCTTCACGGATTAACGCCTGCCTGTCAAAATACGCCTTGTATTCCTCGTTCTGTAATTTACGATTCGCATACGCCAGTCCACCCGCATGTTCAGCTGTTCTTATGTTTAAGTGTTCATTACCCGTGGCGCTCATGATGCTTTGTTGATTCAAAACTCGATTTTCATTAATTTCACAATCCATAAAGTTATCGACGTTTACCGTATCACCATAATAACGCAAGTCAGCTTTACAAATATTTATTTTAAAATTACACGCACCCAACATATCCTTATCTATTTTATCTTGTGGTATATATTCATCCTCTGGATTACACACACCAGGTGCACAATGATACATGTCTTTAATGCTACGCTTCACTAATCCAACCTGACTATCGTGTGATTCTGATATTGGGAGAGCACCGATGAGACTGTTCTCCCATTCAAGTGCCTCTGAACATCCGGGAAGAGTTGAATTTTCTGCTAGATTACAATCCTTAGTCATTATGTTATGACATGCGCAACGATCGTCGCTTGGATTCGCAATACATTCATCCCGACCGATATCGACCGTCATCTAGTATATCATTAGATTTTATTATAACGAACAACCCAGTATGGTTGCAGCGAAAATCATCATCGCGACTCGACCAGATTTAATATAGGTCATCTCTTCAAATTCCCTGATATTTTGACAGCGTTCAACCGATCTGTCCACAGACATCGCTGACAAACCAGAACAAAGCATAGCCAAACCTATAAATTCCGCGTAATGTAATTGCTGTAGTGGATTTATGTCACCTGCGACCCAATTAGCGGTTCCTAGAATCACACCGTATATGGCGGATTTTCCAGAGACGGCTTCGATCATTTTCGCGGGTGGGATTTCTTGGCGATTCGCTCGAGTTATGACGCGTCGTCTCTGTCGCCGAGGGGTTCGAATTTTTGTCGTGGGTGTTCTGAGATTCAATGTATTTATCATTTAAAATTTATCTATATTTTTTATTTAATCCATGAGTGTGTGGAAGAGATCCATTTCAATTTGACTAAATTCACCGGTAATCCACGAGACATCTTGTTCGAGACCCGTACATCTATTTTGCAAATCGTTTCGGACGTGCAGTCTATATGTGTTAATAGCGGATATATAATCGGAAATCATATCGTTCACGGGTGGTGCGTTTGTAATTCTCATAGTGTATTCATACGGTGTATAAGTTTCTAATGTGATTCCATGTATTTTACAAAATATAAACACGGCTTCGTTTCGCCAGCGCTCAGTTATGCGATGAATCTCATGGTTTTTTTTGATTAATTTTTTTATTACCCGTATTTCAGCTTGTTTCATTTGCATTTCCATGAGGCACATGTCTCGACCGAATGAATTATCGAGGTGTATGAGCGCAGCGTCAGACAGATTGATATCACCGAGATCGACGGTTTCTGGAAAAACACGTCCATCGAAACCAAAGTATGGGTGTTCCGAACTAGAATTTTTAGTCTCTTCTATATCATCGTACGCATCTTTCAATTTTTTGCATATTTTTAGATAATCACCTTCAGGGATAGATTTTGAATTTGAATCAATCAGTCGCATGGCATCTTTAAGATCCTCCATGTTATCTTATCAAGACAATGGTTCTATTTTTTAAGTAAAGTTTTTATATTCATGTTTCCATCGCGAAAAATTAAATGGCTCTCCATTGTCTTCCCTATATAAACGTGTCACTTTGCTCTTTGCATGTGGACTCCACGTGGTTTTCCTAATAAGTTTTGGTTTCGTCGATTCGATCGTCCTCCGAATCATATCCGTTTGATCACCAACAACTGTACCGGTATGACCGGGTACAACTTTGTATATTTTAGCTCGTTGGATCATGTCTGATGGGTCACCAATAACTGTTCCAGTATGACCGGGAACGACGTTATACATTTTATATATATATGACATATTTCTTTAATTTTGATTTACAGGTGTGTGATTAATTTAAAATTATTTTTCCCCAATAATGTCAATGGACTTATCTTCATTCGAATGGATTGTTGGTTTGGGTGGTGTGTTTGCGTTTGTGGCATCTTATGGTATCGGTGCGAACGATGTGGCAAACGCGTTCGCGACATCGGTAGGTTCGGGAGCATTGAGCATTAAACATGCGGTTGGTCTCGCATCAATTTTTGAATTTTCAGGCGCTTTACTCATGGGGAGTCACGTCACTGACACGGTAAGGAAAGGTATAGCTGATTATGCATGCTTTGAAGACGATCCAGCCATTCTCATGTATGGTTGTCAATGTGTTTTATTCGCGGTGTCTATCTGGCTGATACTAGCATCTCATCTCGAAATGCCAGTGAGTACGACGCACAGTTGTATAGGTGGTATGATAGGCATGGCGATGACCGCGCGCGGGTCCTCATGCGTCAAATGGAATAAAAGTACAGATATGTTCCCATTCTTCGATGGTGTTTCTAGTATCGTATTCTCGTGGGTGTTATCACCGCTAGTTTCCGGTATATTCGGGTCTATATTCTTCTATGCTCTGCGTACAGCTGTACTTCGTTCCCCAACATCATTTGAAAAAACAAGGTGGGCATTCCCACTTATATTAGGAACTACCGTGTGTATCAATATATTTTTTATAGTTTACAAAGGTGCTAAATATTTAAATCTCGATAATACACCTATCGGAATCGCATTCGCATATGCGTTTGGCATCGGTGGAGGTTTAGCACTTTTATCATATTTCACGGTATGCCCATATATAATAAAAAATTCACAAAGAATATTCGATGAACAGAGTGACCCAATAAGTCGAACAGATTCTATCTGTGAGATTCTACCAGACATTCCAAAACCTAAAAGGGGAATCTTCGGTAAAATATACGATCATATGATACACTCACTCAATTTTAACCGAATGGACATAATAGATCAAGATGACACGATAAAAAGAATTCATGCGAACGCCGAACAATTCGATGAAAGAACAGAAATTTCCATGCGATACATGCAAATCCTGACTGCGTGCTGTGGTGCGTTCGCACACGGCGCGAACGATGTCGCAAATTCAATCGCACCGTTTGGAACAATTTGGGCAATATACAAATCGGGTGAAGTCTCATCTAAAAAGAATGATTTAGGAAATGATGCGTATTGGATATTGTGCTTGGGTGCTTCTGGTATTGTGGTGGGTCTGGCTACATATGGCTATAAGATTCTACACGTGCTAGGGACAAAGATTGGAAAAATTACAGCGAGTCGAGGTGTATGCATTGAACTCGCATCTGCAACTGTCATTATTATAGGAAGTAGACTCGGGTGGCCACTCTCGACAACCCATTGTCAGGTCGGTGCAACAACGGGTGTCGCACTATTAGAAGGTACCGGTGGTATCAACTACAAGGTACTAGGTAAGACGGTCATTGGGTGGATTGTAACCCTAATCGCTGTCGGAGGTACGACCTCAATTTTGTTTGCCCAAGGCGCATACGCGCCGATGGTAAAATACCCATCTTATGTAAATTAAATTCTACATATATCATAGAACATGGTCAATAAGAAGGTGATCATTATTGTCATTTCAATATTATTGATATTTGCTATATTTTTAAGTTCGAGATCAACCATTAAAAACGATAAAAAAACAATCATTGATAAAATGATTCGACAGAGTGCACGATATGCCACCGCGGCTGAGCAGGACGAATCACCGGTTGTCGCGGTATTGCATGCGAACTATTCAGCCGCCTATTTTTACGCGCTCACCGAGATAGCGAGCCAAGATGAGATTCGCGCCGCAACAGGGATTGATGTCAAAAAATTCAAGGAACACATGATTCGCGTGCAAGATGACACGACTCGTAAAATAATAGACGCATGTCCAGAATTTAGGGGTGATACTGATATATTTCTTGCCAGAATCGGTGGAGAGGCATAAAGAGTATAGACGTCTAATAAAAAACATGGAACTCAAGGATTTAAAAAATTTTACAAAAATTATTAGGGACGAGGTCGACTCACTCCCTAATAATTTTATAATGGATGAACCCCGGAAGGAAGGTCAATGGGTCGGTTCGGAACACTTGAAAAAGGTTGTCGATCTATATTCAAGTGGACGGTGTGGATGGTTGAAGGGGGGTCAAAATCATGTGCCCGATGACTGGATAAGTTGGCCATTGATTTGGGATGAAAAACCCGTCGTTGGAAATTGCGCGAATTGTCCAAAAACATACAAGATGCTGTCCGACATTGGACGAATTCAGGTGGCTGGATTCAGCCTCATGAAAGGTGGAGTCAGACTTAAATCACACACAGATGATGTGGGTCCAAAGTATAAATTTACCTATCATCTAGGCATTAAAGTTCCGGAAGGTAAATGTCTATTACACCATTCCACGTCGGGTGATTTCGTTGAGAAAGATGGTAGACACATTATTCTAGACGCGCGACAGCCGCACTGGGCTGAAAATTTATCAAATGAAGATAGAATCATCCTATACATGGAAATAATCTAGTATTCGTGTAATTTACTCATATAAAATTCAATCGACCGCATCCTTGTTATCATCGCATTTTTCGTTTTACGCCTAAATTGATTCTCATAAAACATGTATTTTTTTACTAAATCATAAACGAATAAATTATGATTATTTGTCACACCCCGGAGTTTTAAATTTTCTTCAAACTCCGGACCCGGTTTGTATCCCTTATATAAAATAACACCGTTTTGGCGACAGTATTCAAGTACAGCACGGCATTTTAAGTTCCACGTGGTTCGTCTCAATGGGGTTAATTTTTTAATTTGTCTATCTAGATAATCTAATTGTGAACCACAAAGATGTAATTCAGTAGTTATCGCTTTGTCTATGTATCTTTCGCATATCCACACAGCATCTTCGAGTGTCTCCGCAGACGCGTCGATGATATCGGAATTGTAATTATACAAACCAGGTACGCTACGTCTTTCAACTTTTGTATAAAGTGTTTTTAGTATATTCGCCATCTCGAGATAATCACCCTCGGGAATCTCCCCAGAATTTTTATCTACCAATTGCATTAAATTCCTGAGATGATCCATGCTATTATATAATTTGAAAAATTTTTAACCCATTGTACACATTATATATACCACGGTAGAAAACATTGTTACTAATAAACCTATAGAAATAAATAGTAGCATTTACTATTAAAATATATTTAATAATTAAGATGGGCTGTTTCAGGGTATGGACTTCCAATGATATAAATTTGCCGGCGTGGTATAAACCAATCGACCCGACCCTCCAAGAATTTTTAAAACAGTACCACGCGTCCTCGGAGACTACGATTCGAAGAAAAGATAAAAAAGTCTGCAAAAAACAATATAACGGTGGTTTACAGAGATGTTTAACAAACTTAATACCTTTCTACGATGTTCCCTATCAATTAGACTTAGGATCTTGTACCTTGTTGAAGCGTACTCGGGCATCAAAAATGAAATATTCGTCACCTAATAATGTCATCTTTGTAAATTTCTCCCAATATCATATCAGGGTTTCCGTCAAGACGATTGCGACGAGTATCAATGGACTCGGTCTTACGGTTTTGGGAAATGGGGTCGAACTCGACGTTAGTAAAACAACACCTGAGACACAATCGTACACGATTCCACCAGTGTTATATCGACATGGGTACGTCGAAAATGTTCGAGATGATAGTCGTATATTAAAACATTTTAACAGAAATTCGATCACTTCGAGTTCAAATCTACAGTATTTAGTCCTACCAAAGTGTCTCGCGGCATCTACAGTTCAGTTAGACCCATATTCGCGTGCGTTTTACTTGACGGTCGAGATAGTAGATGAAAAGGATAGGGTAAAAAGGACTTTAATGCGGGACATTTTACATCATTCGTATCATGATGTAATATTTAACGACGAGAATATAAATAAAGATTTTAATGCCATGATATATGAAAATTTACAAAATATTTTAGTATCTATGACTATAGAAGATAAAAAGAGAGATAATCAGATGATAAAAGTAAAAGAGGCCATAAAACGTCAAGAAGAGCTCATGGAGAAAGGTCGAGATAAATTCCTTTCTATTTAATCATAGTTTTCCAAGTCGAGACCAATATCATCGGACATCTTAATGATACCATTTCTAACCTTGGTTCGAAAGGCTTGCTCAAAGGGGATAAGTGCTTTGGTCATTTCTGCAAAGTCTCGATTGTTATCTTTGGACCATTGATGGACACACGTATTTTGAGGTATGGAATACAGGTCACGCGCCATTCTCTCACATCTTCGTTGCAGTTCGGGTGTAACATGATCAATATTGTCTTGAACTTCACATGCAACGTCTTCGAGTGTATCGAGCCATGCCTCTTTGATGCGAAGTTCAAGTGCGGAGAGGCGCTTATTCAGATTTTCAAGAGAATACTGAACGATGGCAGAGTCCTTGTTTTCCTCTGGTAAGGTGAACTTTTCGAACATGATGAGAGTGCGAATAATTGTACTTTTCCTATATACATGACCTGACTTAGGCTTCGTACAAAAGGTAATTCATTTAAGTAGAAACGATTCTAATTCCAAAACGTTTAAACATGAATCTATGAACCCTGGGGATTGTTGGTTGACTCCATAGATACCAACGTGACCAAAACCCAGCACTATCAATTCCATTTAATTTCCAACTCTCCGTGTCACTCTTATTGACGTTAAGCATCATCCTGTGTATCACTATTGGATCGCGCTCTGTAAATATACGTTTTGGAATTTGACCACCATGGCGGAGTACATACGATCGCATTCGTAAAGGATTTTTGTGTTTCGTGTAGTCAGAATAGCCATCGGCGCCAAAGTCAACAGTCTTACCATCTTCGAGAATCGCCCTATATTTCTTTTTACGACTTGGGCTACGAATAATTTTAACGATCATTCTTATACTGTACACAGGGTAATTAAAATCTAAACATATAATAAAATGAACATTTACCTCGAAATTCTCTTGAGAGCTCTCGGAGTATTCCTGGGTGTTTTCTTCACTGTGAGTTGGGGTCGAAAAAGCAAACCAGCGTGGGATGTCTTTGCCATATTGGCTGCCGTCGTTGTGGCAGTCATCCTCGCCTTCCGTCAGCCAGGAGCCGTTAAGTCCGCGCCTATAATACCCCGAGCTTCTCCACCATCTATTCCAATCGGTCCATCATCTTAAGCGTCTTCATCCACATAGTTCTCTACATACTCTTCGATCTTTTCTACCATATTCGAAACTAATTTTTCTTCTTCGGGTGTCATGAGCCCGAGTGTTATTTCAAGTGATTCTTTTTTATAACCGGACGCTTCCCGGATCGAATCCAGATCCCAAACGTCTTCTTCGGGTAGGAACCATTTCCACTCCTTATTCTCATTTATAAGTTCTTGTTCTTCAGGTGTCCAATCCTCTTTACGAGCTCGGTGAATATGCACACGGTTGCGACGTGGGTGCGGAAAAGTGGTGGCGTGCGTTACACGTGTTCTAATCATTATTTTAAATAAACTTTATTTTTTTAAGCCCATGGGGTTAAAGGAATAAATGATATATATTTAAAATGTCTGAAATACCTACCGTTGTCATCGCCCTCCCAGGGGACAGCTTCTCTGGACATTTTATTAAGAGTTGGACGATGACCTTGTTAGAATTAACTAAGCGCTATAAAATAATCATATTGAACGAACAATCTTCTTTCATACCATTTGGACGCATGAAGACACTGGGATTATCAACCCTTCGAGGCGTCAACCAGAAACCATTTAATGGACAACATTTCGATGTATGGATGACCATTGATTCTGATCAAGTATTTATACCCGAACAAGTCATAGAACTCATAGAGGATTGTATCCATAAACATCCGTGTGTGAGTGGATTATATAAAATGATAGATCAAACCCATTTCGCATGTGTAAAGGAATGGAATGCGGATTATTTTAAAAAATATGGAAATTTTAAATTTTTAAGGGAAGCTGATATCGTGGGCGCACCCAAATACATGAAGGTCGCATATAACGGAATGGGATTTTTTGCGTGTAGGAAGGAAGTACTCTATAAAATGAAATATCCGTATTTTAATTATCCATTACAAGAGTTTACAACAGATGAGGGTAAAAAGATCATCGAGATGGTGTCGGAAGACGTCGCATTTTGTAAAAACGTAAAAAAGGCTGGGTATGATGTCATGATAAAACCCTCACTCGTAGTGGGGCATTTAAAATCACTCGCAATCTGATTCTAACATCGCGCGTAGTCTCTCCTCTAAATATTTATCACCCACCGCGACATCTTCAAAATCCAATTCCGGTGTTTCTGGATCAAATATGTCGCCGTGTGTCTCACATAATTGACAGAACCCACCTGGTGGTGCTTCACCCACAGCGTGATTGTGTGTTGGTGGGATATTCTTCTTTTTCTTCAGCGGTGGTTTCTTAACCACTGGCTTGGTTTTTGATGTAGACGCCACAGGTCGGGGTGTTGCGGTGTAATTCACGTGTTTCTTACACGTAAGTGTCCCTGGGAACGCTGAATTTTTACATTGATCACCTTTCGCCGTCACCGCACAACATCTCGGTTTTTCTTCATTTTGTTTTGATTTTTTTGACTGCTTTGATTTTTTTGATTGCTGTGTAAGTTCACCTCGAAGCGTTTTAACTTCATCAGCGAGATCGTGTAACATCTCAATCTGTTGTGTATTAATATTCATCAACTCCTTGATTTGTTCGTCGTGGCGACGCTGCATTTCCTTCATCATTTCGAGGAACGTATCTGTGAGAATCTTCATTTGATCTTGAGCCATGTTTTTATAATTTTAAAATGATCCAAGTCGACTTAGGATTTTTTTATCTATTTATTTCAATGATACCCCGACCAATTTCAACCGTCCTATTCGAAGCGATTCTTATAGGTATATTAACTCTATTTATATACACGATTGTTTCTAAATATATAGAAGGTCCAGGAGCGCTCGTGCTTGTGGGAGCTCTCGTGCATCTTTTTTTCGAGTATTCGCCGATTGGTAATTTAAATGAAAGATATTGTAAATATTTATTAAAAAGATAGGTATTTAAGTTTGATCAACGCGAGCGCGGCTATTCCTTCATCCATATGTGCCTTACAGCAGTCATATTTAGATGATTTACGCCAACACCCGGGATACATGCAGTTAGGCCTCGTCACTTTCACTCTCGAAGATGACTCTTCGTCCTTTTGGTCTAAGCGGGGGTGGGGTGGTGGGTCTTCGTCTTTCTGGTTGCGGCGGTGTGACCTTAAATTCATCGTCACTGGATTCAGATTCAGATTCAGATTCAGATTCA